GGAGGGATCACCATAGGTTTATATGATGGAACCTTAGCTGAAGGTGGCTCGAAGTATATATAAGGGATATCTAGAGCCTTGGGTAGCGTGACTCTAGGTATTTCCATCAGGTTCTCTCAACCCAACTTTTGCTTGACTCTACCCATGTATATTGTTTTCCATCACTAGGATATGCAGTTGGAGGGTCCCATTTACAATCTGTAGTATTAAAGACCCAAGATTCACAAACTGCTCCTGAATCATCTTCTGGCCTGTTATGGTAAAAGTAATCACCTGCATAATCATAGTTCATACCTTCACCTGCAAAGTTACCTCTTAAAGGTGTTCCTCCATCTTCTAGTTTAGAATAATCATCAATGAAATCCTGACCAGAAAAATCATAGTGTTTATTATGCCGAGTATTATATGAAGTTTGTATCCATTGACCCGGGCTATCATCTACGAAAGTATCAAAAAAGCTTGCGTCTGCCACAATGACTTTTAATACTTTACCATCTAATACTTTTGCGTAATGTGCCATTATGCTGTATAACTCCCTGATCCTGTAAATTTAATTATAGTATCATCACCAGATGTAGTTACGTTAGGTGAGCCAGATGTAGTACCAGAATAGTCAGATGTAGGCATTCTTAAGTAAACTATACCTGAACCTCCAGAACCTCCTGATGATGTTGAGTTGTCTCCACCAGCAGAGCCTCCGCCAGATCCACTATTAGTATTTCCACTGCCACCTCCACAATTACAAGTTGCTCCATTACCGCCACCATTTCTGCCGACTCCGGGGCTATTAGATCCTCTAGATCCAGAACCACCGCCTCCGCCTATAGTTACAGCTGAACCAGATATTGTTGATTCTCTACCATATCCTCCATTACCACCTTGGCCTCCGTGTGCGTTAGTTCCAGCTCCGCTGCAGCCTCCGCCACCGCCTCCGGGTAAACCGTGTGTATTACTTCCACTTCCACCATTATATCCTTGGTTTGCGGTTCCTGATCCACCAGCACTTGTACTAGTATATCCACTTCCGCCTCCGCAACCACCAGATCCACCAGTTGCACTATGCTTTCCTGCACCACCACCGATAGAAGTAATTGTGGTTAATCCTGAGCCAGATATAGAAGAATCAGAGCCATTACTACCATTTGCTCCCCATCCAGATCCTCCAGATCCTCCACCACCAACAGTAACAGTATATTGTGTACCAACTACCATTGATATAGGAGATTCTGCAGATCCACCTCCTCCAGAGGTTTCATTATTCCAAGATGAACGATGCCCACCAGCACCTCCACCTCCACCTGTAACGGCTCCACCGCCTCCTCCACCTTGAACGTAGAAGGAAACGTTATATGCGTTTAGAATAGTAATAGAATCTGTTGCACTATAAGCTGATTCAGCAAATGAATTATCTATTTTAACTGCCTTAGCTTTAACACTATACGTAGCTGCTACTGAGAAAGTAGTAGTAACAACAGGGTTATTAGTAGTAAATCCTGTTATTTCAACAGTATTACCTACTTTAGTCCCTGAACCATGAGATACACTTACAAGACTAAAGTTAGATGAACCATAGTCTATAATTAATTTATCATCATTTGCATCGTTAGATGTTATTGTATACGCGACATTAGTAGCGGTTGCTACATCAGATGGAGTGTTAAGTGTTGGAGCAGCTAATTTAGCTGTAAAGCTTTTAGCTGTTGTATCTGAATCAGCTAATCCAAGACTAGTTGTCGTAGCTTTAACAGTGAATGAAGATGTTTGACTTCCAGTATTAGTTACTACAAATTCTCCAGATGCGTTAACTGTTCCAATAGTACAATTAGTTAATGAAGCAAATACATAACTACAGTCTGAAGAATAATTACTAATAGTTACATTAGCAGTACCACTAGTTAAGATTCCAGTATCTCCCGTAAGTACAGGGCTTGCTAACTTAGGTATATCTACTGTAGCCCAAGTTAACCCTCCTGTGTTTCCTGATTGTTTGGATAGGAATTGCCCATTTGAACCAGCATTACTTATTTGCAATCTGGCTTCATCAATAGATTCATCAGCTATTCTAGCTTGATCTACTGCATCATCTGCTATTTTTGCAGATGTAACAGCATCATCAGGTAGTTTAGATGATGCAATAGCGTTATCTTTTAGGCCGCCTTCGCCTACTTTTGTTAATGCCATTTAGGTATCTCCTATACGAATAAACCATACAGCACTAGTCATTTGTGATGTATTACCTTCTAAAACTGTACTGTTATTACTTACTGATGTTTTAAATCCTATTTTATGTGTACTAGTATCAGTTACATCAAAACAATAACTAAGAGCAATTTGACCATAAGTATTATCGTTCTCTACTTTAGAAATTCCAGTTGTTCCATGACTAGCATCGTCCCAGTTAGAACCACCATCAGTAGATGTTTTTAAATAGAAATTATTATATCTAGAATCTCCATTACAACCAAAAGTTGCTTGGGCTAGAATTAAATAATAACCAGTTACAGGGAATGAGAATACGCCACTAGAATGGGTTACTGCTCCACCTGTAGATATTTTACCTGTAGATTGCTCACCAGATTCTTCACCCCAAGTATCAAGGGTTGTTACATCACCAGCTCTATTTGATGTATTTCTAAATGCAGTTACTACAGTAATTGGAGTCCCTGCTGCTTCAGGTATTGTATACCAACTTAAATTTCCCGAACCATCTGTTTTTAGAACTTGTCCATTTGAGCCATCAGATTGGGGGAGTGTATATACAGCTGCACCGTTTGCTGTGTGTTGCAGTTGATTTGTTTTTAATGTACTCATATTATGTATCCCCTAACCGTAAGAATGTAAAAGATGTTCTGTTATATGTTGAACTGGCTTTAATTTGAGTAGAAGCATGTGTTGTATCAACTTTGAAGGCAACTTTAACTTGTCCTACATCAGTTACATCAATTAAGGTAGAAACATCATTATGAGTACCAGCGTTTGTACTATCATTAGTTGCTTGAATTGATGATTTAGCAATTTCAGTCCAGTTACTACCATTATCTGTAGTAACTTTAATCCAACTTTGTACGTTGCGATCTTCTAGAGAACTATGACTATGTTCAGAATGGAAACTTACCTGCCATATACCAGTTGAAGGAAAAGTCCATACACCTGATGAGACAGTCATCGCACTTCCAATATACCCTTGTCCTGCAGTATCTACTCTTTCTACTGCATTAGTTATAGGATCTTGATCCCCAGAAAATTCAGTAGTTAATCGCCAGTGGTCAGCAAAAGCTAAACTAGGATATTTCCATTCAAGCTGACCTGATGCATTTGTAGTTAAAACTTGACCTGCTAATCCATCAGCTACAGGTAACTTAAAGGTTACATCTGCACCACCTGTAGTACTAGCAGGAGCATCTAGTGATACGCTCCCCGATGAGGAGCCGTTTAATTTTAATGTCATTATATATCTATCTCCGTAATAATAATCCTATGATGTCCAGTATCATTTTTAAATTCACTATTGTTGTTGGAGTTACCATCCCATTTACATTCAAATTTAAACGTATGTGTTCCTGCATTTAAATTAGTAAATACAGCTTTCATGCAAACTGGTATATGGTTACGGGCTTCACCTGAAACACGTGATTCCCATTCTATAAAATTTAAATATGCTTCTGATCCACTATCTGGTGTATAAGCTACTCTATAAAGCATATCTGAGTTACTATTTTGGTAATGAGCTAAATACCCATTCCATTCATAAACTAAAACGCTATCAGAACTAGAACTTAATTTTGTAAATGAATTGTTTGTACCACTAGTCCAGTTAGTAGATGACGCAGCTAATGTTGCAGTTTCTGTATAAAACTGTACTTTCTTAACTGGTCCCCCTACTCCTGTTGCTTTAGCACTTGTAACTGCATTATTAGCAAGCATATCTGTGTCTACTACACCGTCTGGTAGACCACCTACGGAGATTCCTGTAACGGTTCCGTTTCCATTAATTGTTATTGGCATAATTTATACGATGGTCCAAGTTTCTCCAGAGCCTACCGTAACCGTGACTCCGTTTGCAATTGTTATAGGTCCAAAAGAACCTGCATTTTTATTATTTGTAATTGTATAATTATTACTTATTGTCTGATTATTTTCCCATATACATCCATCAGCTACTGTAGTAGTAACATCAGCCCATTCAGGATCATTAGCTCCTATCTTAAGGAACTGTCCTGCTGTACCTTTAGCTAGTCTTACATCAGCACTAGCACCTCTATAGATTATATCTCCACGGGTTGTAGTAGGAGTTGTAGTTACTTCAGCCCATACTGG